GTGCTAGCGAAACGATCCAACCCAGGGAAACACACAAGTTTCAAAGTCCGGATTCCATCTATATGGAACATCCGTCATCGGACTTTCGAAAATTGTTTGCAAGGTTACCGGAAATCGTAAGATGTCTGATAAACTCGCGTGCCTGCCCTCCTCCGGAGTAAGGTCGGAGAAATCTGATAGTAGTAGTAAGAAGAATGAAGTGGAGACGCCTTTGTCTGTTCCCGTGAGTGTATCCGAAGAAAAACACGCGGCAGACGCAGGTGACAACACCGACACACTTCCAGTACCACTAGTGACGAAAGCTATACCATCACAACGTAAACGTTGGAAAGCAAAGCTCTCGACATCAGAAATAGGGATTTTAGTAGAGAGAAGAGCATTATTGAGTTTGCAATTTCCGCAGCTGATAACCGCATGGACAGAGGTCCACGGCGTTATCAATCACTACGGTCGTAAAAACAAAAAGAAGCTCCTCGCCTTTGCAGGATTCGTAATATCTCTCCTATTCGAAGGTAAACCAGCACTCAGCCGGTGGACCCACGAATGGCGTACGAGAAGTCTGTCTTGTGTCAAGCATGCAAGAACTGTAAATCTATTCGGCGCTAGTACCTTAGCCCGGGCTATCAACTGGCCAGTGACGAAGGAGCAACTGAAAGATGCGGAGGCAGTCATAACCAAGTTATGGCACCGTCCAGCACCGATCGTGAGTGAAGCGACGAAGAAGCGAATAACACGATCAATCAAGAAGATGCTCGGAAGTATTGATAAAACAATTGACCCTATCGCGAAGATACCCAGTGGTAATAGTTGTATGGAAGTGACCAAAAAGAAAGGAGGCACCCGCGCTGCTTTAAAAGCAGAGTGGGACCGTCGATCGGTCCTGACACCTACACCCAACCACAACCTCGAACACGGTGAACGATTCCAAAGAATCGGCACCGCGTGGGAGACCACCGGAGATCTTCTTGACAGCGAAGTTGCCACGAAATACCCTGAAGAGTTGCAAACAGCACGTAAGCAAGTGAAGGAGCGCCTTGGACAGATGTACGATGTTACTTGGAACCGATTAAAATCGGCCCATCGTACTAGCACTGTCGAACGCCTTCCACAGGATGAGAGATCAGCCCGCCCAAAACCCGTGACCACAAGTAATTGGTCTAAGTTCGGGGTGCAGAGTTCCCTATCCTTATTCTCGGCCCGTAACCGTCAAGCGAGCAATAATCCAATGTTCCGACCCCTCGAAGCGAGAGATACACCGATATCAGCCCAAGTGGACAAAAGCCCACTCGCAGATTTACCGGCACACCTCCCACGTCAGCGATCAGATCAAGAATTACCCACGCAAGACGAACGACGAGCCAAGATTGTGGAAGACGTCCGACTAGCTATTCTAGCCCGCGACGCAACAGCCACACTTGTCGAGACATTGCGATCCCGCTCCCGTGACAAGCACTATCAACAACGCAGACCGATGTACCCACCGCCGCCATCCGAAGAAGTGATCTATAAAAGACCATATCTGGAGGCAGCAGAGTATACACCATCCACGTTAATGCTGATGTGTCTTACCACAGAGCGCGAGAATCCAAAGTCCCTCGTCCGTGCTGTAGCAATTCCGGAGAAAGGAGGTAAGATACGCGTAGCGTCCTTACACCCCGCGACGGAAGTGCATTTAGCGAGACTAATCATGAGTAGACATATACCTGTCCTTAAAAGGATGGGTATTACTCGGGACGTCCTGCGAAATAAACAGACGCAAATCACCACGAACAAGGAAGACGCTGAGCTTTACTCCGCCGACCTATCAAAGGCCACTGAGCATATTGGTCACGAAGTCGCACAACATGTGTGGACTAAGTGGTGCCAAGAGCTCAATGAACCTAATTGGGTCATCGAAGCAGGCTGTCAAATCCTAGGTCCGAAAGTAACGCCAGATGGTCGTAAAACGACACGGGGGTTACATATGGGACTCGGGATTACTTGGATTGTACTGAGTGTATTAAATATTCACTGCGCGATTGATGCTGGCATTAATTTGCCAAGCTTCAACGTTTGCGGCGACGATCTAATTGCTCTGTGCAGTCCGCGTCAGAGGGCAAATTATGTGCAATCTCTTGATCGCGTCGGCCTAGTGGCCAACGTCACCAAGGAGTTTTACAACACTAATGGTACCTTCTGTGAACGTCTCATGGTTCGTGATGGTTCGCAATCTGCGCACTCCATCGACATACCGAAGATATCCGCACTAGGCGCTACGAAGTATCTAGGACGCTTCACCCTCGACCGTATCGCGACACTTGTAGGACTCCCCAAGGGGAATACAAGGTCAACGAAGTGGCTTGAGGCTAAAACGCGTTCAAAACTCGCAGTGCACACCAGTAAAACTGGCGTACGGCTATCATCGGGTCCGGTCACATTCGGTGGTTCCGGCGAACATTCACAACCAAGTTTGAAAAACATGGTTGTTACTCTAGTTCGTGGGAAAATCCAAATGGATCCCAGACTCTCCAAACTCTCCAAGGAAATTCGTGACAAACACACTGTCACGCGACAGACACAAAGTAATACCGTCACATTCGAGCAACTCCGACTAAACGAGTTCCGAATCCTCGCCTTCCACAGCTTGCTCCCAGCCGCAGACACGTTGACTTTGAAGAAATTCATCCCCA